CTAACTACAACATTACCTGTACCATTCGGGGAAAATTTAATACTTTTTTGTAAATCAGATGTTGCGCCTATTCGATTATTACTTATTATAGTATCGGCAATTTTTAAGTATTGATCTAAGCCAATTCCGCCAGTGCCATTTGCAGTTAGGATTAAATCAGTATTTACAGCAGTAACCGATAATACATTATGCAGAATCCTAATGTTAGGAATATCAAGGTACGAATTTGTACTAGTAATACTGATATTATTATTAGCAAACATTCCGATAATATCATTTCCGCCTGTTTGATTAATGTTTCCAGTAAGCGTAACTACTCCGGTAATTTCAGTGTCTAATACAGAAGTTAATCCAGTGGTTACAGTTAAATTAGTAGTCACAGTCAGGTCATTTGTAATCAACACATTATTACTAGGAACGTAAATTTTTCCAGTTAATGCTGCCTTTAGCGATAAGTCTTGATTTGTTAATGTAGTAGTAATAACATTATTATCAATCGAAATGTCGCCTGTAAAAAATTCATTCGCAGTTGCAGTAGTTGTTACATTAGTCGTAGTAAAATACGAATCAGAAGAGACAGTTAAATTATTATTAATTTTAACGTTTTTATAAGGTACGTAAATTCTACCAGTGCCATTTGCAGATATTTCGAGATTTTGATTTGTTACAACAGTTGAGAATATGTTGTTTTCAATAAATATATCACCGAACTGCATTGTCCCGACATGAGTAGTAATATTTTCAAAAACACCATATCCAGTAATTAATCTATCACCGGTTTGATTAATGTCACCTGTGATTATTACATTACCATTAATTCCTAAATCAAGAATCGAAATAGGACTATTTACAGTAAAGTTATTATCAGCTTCGACATTAGTTAACGGTACGTATAGTCGACCGGTACCTGCTGCAACTAATCTTAAATCTGTGTTTGATGTTAATGTAGTTGCTGTATTATTTGTAATCTGTGTAACATTGTCAATTGTTAACGTTGTTATTTTTGCAGTTTTCCAAGTTTTATCAACTGTACCTAATGTATATGTATCGGTTGTGTTAGGCGGAATTGTTTGTGTTAATTGAGGAGCAACAGTTAGCAAATCTAAAGGATCATTACCTAAAAATACGTTTCCTTTAACATTAGTATCGGCAGAAATATCAATAATTCCAGTAACAAATACATTCGTGTTTAACCTAGTAGTATTTGATGCAGCAAGAAAATTAATCGGACCCGAAAGTGAATCAAGGTTATTATCATGAATTCGTATATTACCAGTAGTAATTGATTGTGCATTAATAATGGTCGAACCAGTAGGACCTTCAAATGTAATGTTTCCGTTAGCAGTAAAATTAATGCTTTGTGCGTTAAATGTAACACTACCAGTGTCTTGATCAACGAGAAAAATATCGCCAATTCGATAATCACCTTTATGATCCATGCTGTCGTAGTAAAGTGCAGCACCATTAGTTGCAACAATTTCGTTTGCTTGATTGACTAATCCATAATCATTTTGCGAGTCGGCGCCTGTGCCAATATAACCAAAATTGTGACCAATTAAATAACCTAAAGTCGACGCACCGTCTGCTACTGCACCGTACGTTCCGTAAACGTTTGCACTGTTAATGCTTCGCATTTCTGCGCCAAACTTGCCTAAATTAATAATCCAGCGAGTTCCGCCAGCTGATGTAAATATCCCGGACGCTGCACCGGCCGACACACTAACAATCGTAATAACACCAGAAACGGAAACATTAACTGTTACAGTTTTAGCGTTAGCACCGGTTAATAGTATTCCAGATTGTCCGTAAAATCCAACAATGTTATCATACCCTGCAGCAGTATTTCTTATCCCTGCAAACCCATTAGTACCGTCAGTTAAGTAAATACCTTTATTAGCAAAATATGTAAATGAATTTAGCCACTCAACTCTTGCACCGTTAGATGCTTGAATACCGATTGCATCAGGAACAATCATAGTTACTGCATGGAACAACATTGTAGCTTGAATACTAGCACTGTTAGCTAAACTACCATCTACTAATGCTCCATTACCTGCGCCAGTTAGTGGGCTTATGAACGAATAGGTACCGCCTGACGCAAACAATCCGCCTGTTATAGTAATATCATAGTTAGTAATGCCGTTACCTACGGTAGTAACTACCCAGGTAGGCTGTCCAGCTACTGTCCAACCAGGTTGAATCACACTAAACGTTGGAACAGTTTGTCCGGGATTTAATATTTGCCAACCGTAATAGAAGAACCCGGTTGGACTACTTGTTCCTGATAAATTTTGGTTTACTTGAGTTTGAATTGCAGCAGTTTTTGTAATTACTGTAACATTTTGAACATACGGACTACGAGTTGTTACTGTAAAATTATTTGCAAAACTAAATCCGTTACCGGGCGCGAAAAAATCTTTGACAGTAATAAACGATACAGTTGTTTCGCCGTTAAGTAAAAATGCGTTGTTTGTATTTGTGCTACTTGTTGGTGTAACAATTACGTTGCGAACATCCATACCACGAACACTAACACCTTGTGGAACAGTAAGCGGAAAGATTTCGGAATATGTACCTGGAAATATAACAACTTCGTCGCCTGGTTGGGCAACAGTTAAAGCTTGTTTAATAGTCCTATAAGTTGAGTGTAGATGATTACCGTAATTGGTATCATTGCCGTTAACTGACACATATATGGTATTTCCGGCAACTAATAATAAATCAATACTAGTATTAAAATCAGTAGTTGTAATTGCATCTGAAACTACATTTTCAGTATAAAGTGTTTGCCATATTTTTGAAGGAGAACCTAAATCATAAGTATCATTGACATCAGGAATTATATTACTAGTAATATCAGAATTAAATATCACAGTATCTGCTGTACCAGTTCCTAATATAATATTTCCATCAGCGGTAATGTTTCCGTTTGAATGCAAATTACCAAAGATTTCTAACGAATTTGATGTAACACTAACTTGTCCAGTACCGATAGGTGATAAATTAATACCAGTGTTATCAACTACGTTTTCAATAATTTGACCAACACGAATTCGAATGTTAGCAGTGCTTAAATCAGGTGTTTGAATTATCGGGTCAGTACTTTGATTAGGTTGGAAATAAATAGCACCGGTTAACTGTTGAATTTTACTATCAAAAATTGAAAAATTTCCAACATCCATTTGGGTATCAACAATTAGGTTAGTGGTTCCGATTGAGTTTTTAGCAAACAATTCTCGTGTCGGACTATCGGATTTAACACCGACCTTACCATTAACAACATCTATGTATAATAAGTCTGTGTCAAATGCTAGATTTTCACCGTTTCTTAATAAATTTTCTGAGAGTAACGGACCACTAACTCTACCCATTTCTATACCCATTGTGGTTCCTTATTTGTCAAAACCGTGTAATACTGTTACCATTTTACCTAGCGGAACTGGCGAACTGAATTTTAGATAGTAGCCAGTTCCTGTATAACTACTTTTCGTAAGAGTGATACTAGAATTACCTGCAGTTACACCTACAGAACTGCTTAAAGTTATACTAATTAGCGCATCAGTGTTTGCATCAGCAACAAAAGATGTAATAGTGTCACCGGTAGGAATGCTTGCTTGGCCAGATGCAACTGCGCTAGTCAAATCAACTGAAGTATAGATTGTATTACTGCTTGATACTGTACTTGCAAATGTTGCAGTTGTAGTAGTTGCGTTTGCATAGCTTACAGAACTTGTCGTTGAGCCAGTTACAGTAAATGTCCCATTATAAGAAGTTGGTATGAATCCAGTAACAACAATTGTTGATCCAACTGCAAACGATACTGCTGCAGGTCGATTAGTAAAGGTAATTGTTACAGTTCCGCTTGCTCCTGTTGCTCCTGTTGCTACTAAACTAGTGTTAAAATACAAAGTAGTATCACCTAATATTGCTGCTTTACTTAGTGTTCCGGTATATACTTCGGCTGGAATTGTAGTCGGATTTTGAACAATTGCGTAATTAGTGTTTGCAAGTTGAATTACATTTTCAACTATAACTAGAAGATTTTGACCGCCCCAAGTTGTATTGCTTTGTACGGTAGTCGGCGGTGCAGGATTTAACGGGCCAAAATATATATTGTTACTATCGCCGGCACCTAAACTTTGCTGTGTAATTAAGGTAGGTTCTTTAAATCTTAAACTGCGCCACTGACTAGCTTGATACACTTCGATTTCACCGCCGGTAACAATGTCAGTATTGTATCTTATCATACCGTTAACTGGGCTAACTGGTCGTTGCGCAGTAGTACCGGATGGCAATGTTACGTTGTTTGTTGAGGTCATTACAACTGCATCATCAAGATTAACATATAATCGTTGATCCCACGGTGCTCTACGATTTAAAACTTGTTTACGTAAATATCTCATGTTATACCGCCAAAATACTAACTGTAGCAGTAATATTGCTCAGTGAATCTGTTTTTGCTACTATAAAATCACCCGTACCTAACACTATTTTTTCTTGATCAAAGCTTACTGTTTCGCCTGCTGGTACCGGTAACCCGTTAACGATAATATTACCATTTCCGGCAGTCCCACCCGAAGGTACTGCATACACATACAATAATGATTGATTTAATGCAGGTGTTGCAGGTACATAAGTCGATGTGTTACAAAAAATAAGAGTTGTAATTGCACGATCACCTGCTCCGGTACTTAGTGTAGTGTTTGAAGATGTTACTGCTGTATTGTAAATTGCCATGTGTTATCCTTAAAAAAGCATACTTAAAAGTACTGCTCTGTTTTTGCTTACTAATTCGTCACTATTATTTGCACCGTTATACTGGTTTGTATTTGTAAAATAAAGACCAGTTCGACCAGGGCCGTCTGTAGCTTTTGAATATAATTTATTTTTTAAAGTAGTAGCAGTTATAGTTGTAGACTGGTTAGTTAATGATAAAACTGCATCAACTTCAACTAGGTTAATACTTGATGATAATTTAAGTTGAGTTGCTGAGGTATTCGATATAGTGTCGTTGAAAATATTAATGTGGTTAACTTGTAATCCAGTAGAATCAAGTCTTGCACTTAGTCCGGAATTAATTAAAAAATCAATACTAGTTGAAAACGCTTGTACTCTAGAACGTTCTGTAAAAGGTGTAATATCGTCACGTTTGTAAATTTTATCTACATCAGCCATACCTGGCGTAAACACACCAGATTGCATGTAGCGCGTAATGTACCTTTTAGTTGGAATATCGTTGTCGTGATATCCAGTTGGATCTAACGCTAATAATAAATCTGAATATGCGTCTGCATCAACATTTGCTAACTTAAATACAGTTAAAACCGAATTTTGCATGTCAATTGCAATATCATTATTTCCGTCAGATGTGATTGATCTAACTGAGATACCAATTAATTGATTTTCAGTATTTTTAAATACCCATGTTCCGGGTAATTCTGATTCAGTGATAGGATCGTAGAATGAAACATTTTCGTCAAACACAAGTTGCGCATCAGGTTGGGCTAGATGACCACCACGTGAGATTTGAATACCTGAAGTTCCTTCAGTTACTCCGTATCCGGTTTCGCCTTTGTTAAGGATAATAATGTTATCTTCAATTTGCATATCTGAAACATTGATTGTCGTATAGTTTCCCGAAACTACTAGATTTCCGGTTACTCGCACTTCACCTGCTGCAACACCGGTATCTAGAGTAATATTTCCGCCAGATCGGACTTGCACCCGATAATCACTTTGGTTAACTTTTAAAATTCTTGACATTATTAGATCCTAAAAAAGGAGGGAGAAAATATCTCCCTCCGCTTGCATATTAAGCGTTTGCAATTTGAACAATCGCGCCACTTGCAGTAGCAAATGACCAGTTTGCAGTTTGTCCTGTTGCATACAAATAACTAGATCCACTTAATCTTGATAATTTTGCTTTGTGTGCAGTTAATTTAGTAACATAATAGGTATTACTAGCAGAATCAGTTGCAATAATAGTTGCTTGTCCTGTTGCAGGAGTAGCTGCAACTAAAGTCACACGGCCAACGCCTTGCGCAGTTTCGACTACATACTTTTTGCTGCCAACTTGGCGTCTAATATCGCCTACAACTGCACTAGTGCCGTTACCTGAAATATTTCCAGCTGCGCCTGTTGCAGGAACCCATGCAGTAATTGAAATTGCATTTTCTTGATTAGTTGCAGATCCTACAAAACCTGTACTAACTGTAAGTGCTGCAGTTAGTACTACAGTACCAGCACCGCCACCTAATGCTTGAAGTGCTGCACCTGAGATTGTAGGTGCTGCTGAATAACCTGAACCTTTGTCTACAACAGTAACTGCACCGGCAGTTGCTGATGAAAATCTAATTGTTAGAGTCGGTTTGATACCGTCTGGTAAATCTGGTGATGAAATAACTGATGCTGGAATAGCATAATCTGTTGCAGTAGTTTTACCTGAGAATGTGCCAGTAACAACCACGCTTGCTACACCTTCACCGCCAATTTTATCATCAGCAGTTGTTGTTGTCGAACCGATATTACGGTTACCAAAATATTTTTTATGTAAAGGACGTCCCATTTGTTTTTCTCCTAATGACGTTTTAAGTCTACGCTGTGGGGTCACAGCATAAGTCTTGTGTTTACAAGCTCATTTAGACTTTGTATTTATCTACTCAAAAAGAAAGGCTCCTAAGAGCCTTTCCACAGTGTGTTATACCTAAGTATAAATTAGCTGAATTTAACGTTTCCGCTAGTGATACCAACTAAACCTAAGTAATCAGCTGCGTTACCTAAAGATGACGCAGTGTTTGATAATTCAACATAACCATAACGTGTCATAAACGATACTACTGGTTCAAATGTTGATGGATCTAAAACAACACCTGATGACATTAATGGAATGTAAGGGCAGTAAAACGCAGGAGCGTCTGATTCTGAACCACCTTTGTAACCAACTAAGATAGAAGTAGTATCTTGTGCATAGCTGTTTACATACACTTTTAATGAATTGTTTAATGTACCAACGAATTTTGTATTTGTTGGAGCTTCAAAAGTACCTTCAGTTGTACGAGCAAAAGCTGAAGTAGTAGCTGATTGTAAAATTGTTAAAGCAAATGGTGATACAACAGCATAGTTACCAGCACCACGACGTGTACGTTGTGCAATCAAGTTGCTTACACGGTTGATTTGGATTGCTAATGCAGCATGTTCGTCACCAACAAATGTAGCTGTACCAGAAACGTTTGCTTGGTCATAAGTTTCAGTAGCTGAACCAGCTAAAGTAATCAATGAACCGATAATTTCTTGGTCGATCTCAGCAGTAATTTCTTGTGCTAAAGCAGCCATAATTTCTGCTTCAACGTCAATACCTTGTTGTGCTTGCGCATCTTGTGCAGCTTCAAAAGTCCAACGAGCTGATAATTTACGTGTTTTAGCTTCAACAGTTTGTTTCAAGATTTGAATTGACATTCTGTTGCCAGCTTGTCCTTCTAATGTTGCTGTTGATGCTGCTTTACCTGCAGCGTTACCTGAATAAGCTTCTGCAATTTTGAATGGGCTTAATGCTTCTTCACCAGCTACAACACCTGCACCTGAATTTGTGTCACTATAACGTACACGTAATGTATGAATTTGACCAACTGGGCCAGTCATAGGTTGTACACCAACTAATTCGTTAGCAATAACAGTTGGCATAACACGACGGATTACCGGTAAAATTACACGGTTTAATGTTGCAACGTTTCCAGCAGAAGTAGCACCTGCAGTCGGTGATTCCATTAAATACTTACGAGTATTTTCTAATGTAACTCCCATTACTGATTTTTTTGTGCCTGATAAGCCTTCTAATAGGGCTTCTTTAGTTTCTGCCCAACGGCCATTAAGTAGTTCTGACATTTAAATTTCTCCTTAAATTTTTAGTCCAGCGAGCTTACGAATATCAATGATGTTAACATCTGACTCGCTGCTACGATTGGTGTTGGAAATTGTCTTATTTCCAGTTATTTCTTTAGCCTCTACTAGTGCCTGTCTTTTCTGAGGAGCTTTCCCCGTAACAACAGCCGGTAGATACTTCTCGAATCCTTCGTTTAATCTAGAAGTTTTTACACTTTCTAACAATTCGCCCATGATTGCTCTTTGTTCCGAATTAAGTGGAGCAAGTAATTCACCCATGATTGCTTTTCTTTCTTGCGATTCTTTCAGCGCACGGATTTCTGCTTGTTTACTTTCTAGTATTTTCTCTGCTTTTATAACAGCATTAGCTGCTTCTTGCATAGCTAAATCTTTCATGTCTATGACTTTGAGTAATTTAGAAGTTTCCGATTTTTCATTAAGGTAACTAGATTGGTATTCAGTAGCAAATGCTTCAAATAGTTTGCGTCCAAAGTCTGTACGACGCGCTGATTCGATATCTTCTTTTAAAGAAGTTATTTCAGCACGTAATGATCGACTAACAACACTTTCAACCATAGTTGCAGCACGTTGAACAAATTGTTCTTTTACCTTTTTGATTTCTTTACGACCTTCGCGGACTAAACGTACTTTAGTTTCTGCTAAGTCTTGTTTGTCTCTATAGAATTCAGTAATTTCTTGAGCTAGAGCTTCAACGATGAAGTTTTCTAAAACGCCGAACTTATTAGCAATTGCAACTTGATCTTCGTGCAATTCTCTAACTTCAGATGCTAGTTGACGAGTAACAAATGTGTTTAACATTTGTGTACTTTCTGTCATTTTTCTAGCTAGCTTAACTTTCATTTCTGCTAGACCTTTACGGTCTTCTGAAAATTCAACAATTTCTTGTGCAAGTTGTTCAGAGATCATACGATCAACTGCTTCAAGCATAATGTTTTTGTCGTGTTCGTATTTTTGTGCGAATTCTTCACGCAATTGTTGACCAACTTGTTCACGGTTTTCTTGAATCTTACGTGCCCATGATTGTTCAATTGACTCTTTAATCTCTGTTGAAATCACGTTGTTTTCTAATAATGTTTTTAAAGCATCCAACATTTATGATTCTCCTTATTATTGGAGGTTGCTTATTATATTTAATAAGCTCTCTTTGAGATATTTTTGCGCCTGTGGATCACCCTTGACCTCTTGCGCTATGCGAAAGGCATTAAGCCCACCTTTTGAATTCATTAGGTGTTCATAAATTGGTGTAGGATAAGCGCCAGGTGCGCTTGGTTGAGCTACCATATCTACTGTGATAATCTCAAAATCTGATACTTCACCGGAACCATCTGGTTTGACGTTGCCGGATCCGCGTGAACTAACTCCTAATTTAACGCCGCTTTCAAGCATTGTTTTAATTAGCTGCCCCATCGGGGTTGGTAAAATTTTTAGTTTACCATAACCGTTTGGACCGTCCATCCACATATTAGTTATCATATGCGATACACGGTCAAGGTTAATCTTTAGATCATCTGGATGATCAACTTCTCCGAGTACTGAATAACCGTTTTGAATCTGATCGTTAAGGGTCTTAACAGCCTTGCTAATCTCGCTCACAGGATAGACACGTTGGTTTGCATTTCGGATACCGCCTTGGATGCAGATACCGCTCATGTGCAAACTTTTGCCTTCTTTATCGTCAGATTCAACGATCATTTGAGCTTCGTTGAAACTGAGGTTTTCTCGGAGATGTAACAT